CCAAGGGTGGCGGTGGCGGTAAGCCGATAATAAAAGTTTCTGGCTTCAAAGAGATGCCTGAGACGATTGCGAAACTGAGGAAGCTCTCTAAGGTTTACCCGTTCGCGATGGCGGCAGCGTTGTACGAAGAGGCATTGTCTATCTTCGCGGAATCACAAGAAGAAGTGCCGGTAGACAAAGGGGGACTAAGAAGATCAGGCATAGTTTTCATGAAACAGATCAGCCAAAACTGGACTGCTGTAGTTGGTTATGGCGTCGCATATGCTCTTAGAATCCACGAAAACAAAGGCGCAGACCAAAAAAGGATAGAGAGAGCTGAGATGGCTCTTAGCAATCCAGGCTACAAGCCAAAAGGTGCGCAGCAGGGGAAGTCAAAATACCTTGAAGACCCTTTCAATCGTGCGCTTCCCGGCCTTGCCAATAGGTTGATTTTGAGAACGCGAAAGCACGCGAAAACTGGGAGAACATCGTCGACAGGGCTCAAGACGGTCAGAGGAAGAGGGAAAGGAAGATAAATGGTAGCCCCGGCAGACTTCAAACCAGATGAGGATTCCGTCGCTGCTTTGATAGCGCGAGTGCCATCTCTTGTAGACGGGAGCGGAGGAACGAAGAGAAACTGCTTTGCCGGCTCCGTCGAGGCGTACACAAGAGGCAGCATCCCTCATGAGGCCGTTTTCGTTACTGCCAGCGGCGGTCTTCCGTCTAAGCAGCTCAAAGGCAACTTCCTCGGAAGTACGAATGAGCGCAATCCTACCTTGAATGTTAGGGTGAGATCTTCCGGGTCTGGCGTCGCGGCGGCCTTTCAGACGGGACAAACACTCGCAAGAGAAGTTTTTGACGCCTTACACCACAACCCTCCTTCGGCTGCATATATTGAATCCGAGTCCCTCAACAGCCAGCCAAGCTACCTCGGACGTGATGACGACGGACATCATGAGTGGGTGATCTTTATCCAGATCATTGTGGACGTTGTGACGCCATGACTACTTTTCTTGAATGCCGTGGCAACGTAGCGTAGTCTAAACACGCAGATTCAGCGGCTAAGCGCCGACGAGGAGAACGAACATGGCTACTCTAACTGTACAAGAACTCCCACGATACGGGGTAGGGCTCGGCGGGGTCACTTTTGACGCTGCAACTGGCGGTGGCGACGATTTCCCCAACGACGGCAGAACAATCCTTCTCGTAAAAGGTGTGGGTGGGTGGACAACTGAAACTGTGCAGGTTGAAGGCGTCCCGGCTCAAGATAGCGCCAGAGACGGGACGGCGACGCTAAACCCCGGTGGTGCCTCGGGGGATCTGGATGCTGCCGGTCCTTTCAATCCGAGAAACTGGAACCTGTCTGGTTCCGTCCAGCTAACCTACCCGTCTGGTGTTTCCGGGCTAGAGGTAGCTGTTGTGCGTATCACTACTGGCTGAGATAAGATCTCTGAACCGGAGGACCAAAGATGTCTTGTATTCCTGGGCGACTAAGTCGCGTACAAATCGACGTAGGGGCTGGCTACAACAACCTAGGAGGGCTTGTTGACGTCTCGCTTTCCGGGAATGTGGACGAGCTAGAGTGTACCAGTCACGATGACGATGGGATCCGAAAGTACATCCCTAACCATCTAGACTTTACGATGGATATGACTTTGCGCTGGGACGAAGACGAACCGCAACAGGTTCAGCTTTTGAATACGCTTGTTCCATCTCCATCGACGTTTGCGCTTTACTTCTTCCTGGAAGATGTGGCCGGTCGGCGTCGTTTTGAGGCCGATGCCTTCATCACGAGCTACAGCCCATCGGGTCCTCTCGATGACACTGCCGGTCTGGACTGTACGCTTCGGCTGTCGAATGTCGTGATTAGTACAGTACCGTAATCGACACGCAGCGTGTTAGATGATAAGACACCTCCTGTGGCGTCGCGTTGGCGCTCGGGAGGTGTTTTATTATGTCGAAAGCGAAGAAGAACGGTACCCCTGGCGGCGATGAGACGATCTGGCACAGCGGCAGAGGCGTAGTCCACATCGGCGGCTTAGATGACGGCGAAGAAATCGTCTGCCGGTTTAGGACACATGAGATATCCGAGCTCGAAGATCGAAGAGGCAAAGGAATTATGTCTATGCTCAACGGGGAAAGCATGGGGATTGGATTCTTGCGAGACGCGCTACTGATTGGTTCCGCTCATATGTTCATCGGGAAAAAAGGGAAGCAAAAAAAATCCCTGACGACGGACAGAGTAAACAAGTGGATCGACAGGTGCGAAGACAACGGCATTCCGTTTGAAGAGCTGTTGGAAGGCGTTATGAAGTGCGTTGTCGGCGGTATGCCTGGAGGCGATAAGTACATCCAGCTAATGGACGATGCAGCCGAAGAGGAGGAAAACGACGACCCAAACGGAGTGGGCGGCGCACGGTCGCCGTCGGTTTAGGCTCTGACGAAGTGGAAGAAATAGACTGGGACGAGTTGCAGATACTCGCCGCAAGCCTCGGGCTAACCCCGGAACAGTTCTGGGGACGTCGAGACGACATCGACACTGGGATGACTCTCAGGGAGTTTGACTTGTTCGTAAGGGGGTCTTCCATAAAGTTCGAAAGGGAACAAGAAATGCTCGCGTGGCACGCCGCCAACCTAATGAGCATGTGGGCCAAAAAAGGAACCAAGATCACGCCAGCCAAGCTGATGGGTAAAGATACCGGCAACGTAGACCCAAAGAGCCTGCAAGCACAGTTGAACGAAGAATCTAACAAAAGCAGAAAGGAAAACCTGGCACCTGAGATAGGTAAATCTAAGCCCTACAATCCGCACGAAAGAAAGCAAGAGATGGATGACTGGGTCTCTGGGCTCGTAAGAATGGCCGAAAACTCATCCGAAGATGATACTCTCGACGACGCGTAGGAGAGGCTATGGCAAATGTAATTGCAAAACTTTCTGTGAAGCTCACCGCCATGACTCGCGGCTTCATGACTGGCATGGAGAAGGCGGAGGCCAAACTTCGATCTACGCGTGAGAGTCTGAATAGCCTTACCGTTGCCTCTACCAAGTCGGCAGCAGCGTTTGGCGGCGTCGCTGTCGGAATAACAGTTGTAGCGGCGAAATTCGAAAAGAGCATGACTAGAGCAGCCGCTATCGCTGGCGGTACGCAAAAGAATTTTGTTGGGTCTTTTCAGGCAATGTCTGAGGAGGCTTTGAGGCTTGCAGGAAATACCAAGTACACAGCGAACGAAGTAGCCGAAGGGATGACCTTCATGGCTATGGCTGGGAATAACGCTGAGGGCGTCATTGCGTCGATGGGCGCCGTTCTCCAGTTGGCTACTGCTGCGAACGTCGGACTAGGGGAGGCCGCCGACACAGTAACGAATATCATGGCTGGCTTTGGGTTGACGACGGCAAAGGTTACGGAAGAAATGACAAGGGCGACCGGCCAGGTTCCCGAGATGTCAACCGTCATAAAGGAGCTGAGGGGAGAACTTGGGAGGACGAACAACGTCTTAGTGGGTACGTTCACGGGGTCAAACGTTACCTTGCTAGAGCTTGGCCAGACGATGAAGAACGCCGGGCCTGTTGCGAAAAGCCTCGGGGTTTCCCTCGAAGACCTCGCGGCAGCGGCGGGAATCTTAGGAAATGCGGGGATAAAAGGCTCAGAAGCTGGCACGGGTCTAAAGAGATCTATCGTCGCGCTGCTAAAAGGGACACCCAAGACAGCCAAGTCAATGAAAAAACTTGGCCTGACTATGGACGACCTGTCAAAGCCAAGGGAGATAACTTTTACCAAAAAAGGCGCCGACCCGATAAAGCTAAAAAGCGCATTTATACCGATAGTAAAACAGCTAGAAAAAGCCAAGAAAGCGTTCAAGGACGCCGGCAAGGAATCTCAATTCACTGCACACTTGTTCAAAGTATTCGGCGATAGAGCCGGTCCTAAGATGTCGGCAATGGTCGAGCAAGGCTCTGATGCTTTGGCTAAACTACTTCTGCGCGGGGACATGGCGAAGAAGATGGACATGGCAGAGTTTCTTGAGTTGAAACAACTCGAAACGATGTCTGGAGCTTGGGATATATTCAAGTCCTCTATCGAAGGCGTCGCCATTGCTTTCGGCAAAACACTGATGCCGCTAGTAAAAGTTATAGTTAGGAAGCTGTCTGCTCTGGCGAAGTGGATAAAGAACATTCACCCGGCAACGAAAAAAGCAATTTCTGGATTCGTAGTATGGGCTGCTTTGGCGTCCATTCTCGTTACGGTGCTTTCTTCGTTGGCCGCCGCGCTGATAACGGTTGCCCTCGGTGTGAAAGTTTTTGCTGTTGCGATGGGCGTCTTAGACAAAAAACTAATGCTGATGGTGGTGAAATGGGCTGCCGGAATAATACTGGCGACAGCAGCGATACTTTTTGTGATCGGCTTGATTTCTGACGTGTTCATAGACGAGATGGATGCCGTAGAAAATAAAAATGAAGAGTCTCTAGGGTTGATGATAGACGGCTGGAAAGACGCCCTAATTTTCATGGGCACAATATGGTTTTCTTTTATAAGGGTTATATTCCAGGCAGTGGATACGGTGGTAGTAGGTTTACTGAGCCTGTTCGCGGCCATCTCTGGCATTTTCACGATGACGCTGGACTTGCTAACCAAAGGATTTATGAAGCTGGCAGAGATCATCATACATCATCTTTTAGATGGTGTGGTCTCGCTGATAAAGACACTCCAAAAGTTCCCCAGGTTTGCGTCTCTGTTTGGGCTTGACGGCGGAGATCTAGACTTCACAATCAAAGCCGTTGAAAGGCTCCAAGATAAACTGACCAACCTAGAAGGGACAGACCTTACTGCCGGTCTTGCCAAGCTAAGACAAGAAGCAGAGGACGCAATGTACCGTGGAGGTCTTGCGGAAACTTTTCTCCCCGACGCGGCAGAAAAAGCGGGGGTCTTAGCAAACATCATAGAGGACTCGATTGAAACCTCTGGCAGGGGTCTCGGCAAGCTGTTCACTAAAGTGATTGGCGACGGTGGCGACGGAATAAAGAAAAAGATCATGGAGGCTCTAGCAGCCGGCGACATAGACATAGACGCACTAGACCGACTTATTGACACTACGGATAAAAAAATAAAAGGAAAGGCCGGCCTCTCTGGCGTCACGAACTCGCTGAAAGAGTTGGATGATATTATCAATCAAGAAGTAGCCGACAGGAAGATGCTTTCGTCTACGAACCAGGCTCTTGATGGAATCATGAGCGAGTACGCCGACAAGCAAAAAAAGGTTGCAGACATAGTTCTGAAGTCAGGCGAGGACATGGCGGAGGCGTCCATAATGGCCGCTTTTGCGAATGAAGAAATTAGAAGGACAACGGTAAGAAAACTTGTCTCCGAAATGCAAGGGATAAAATCCACAGACGAGCTAAGCAGGGCTTTCAACTGGCTAAAGGAGAATGCAGACCAGCTCGGAATAGACATCAAAAAAGTAGCCAAAGAAGTAGGCGAGATCCCATGGGAAGACATAACTGCCACGGCGGGCGTCTCGCTAAGTGACGCGCTGTCAAAAGGTTTGGGTGAACTATTCCGAGGAGGCGGCGGAATAAAAGACGAAGATCTGAAGGCGGCCATAAATCCTATCGCTAGCTTTTTATCTGGTGGGGGTGGAAGTTTAGCTGAGACCGTCGGAACCGCTATCGGTGGATTGTTCGGTCAGCCACAGATCTTCGCGGCGGTGGTGTCTGGTGTTGGGTCGATGTTCGACACGATAAGAAACACAGTAGAAAACATATTTACTTCGGCGGGAAAACTAATACCAGAAGGCAGACTGGGCGGTGCTGTAGGTGGGGCTGGAGCGATATTCGGTCCTCTCGCCGTGGCGGCGGCGGCTCTTGTCGGTGTGATTTCAGTTGCCATAGGCGCGCTGATGCCGTTCATAGCAATGGCAGTGCTGCTAACTTTTGCGACGGGTGGTCTATTTGCAGCGTTTATCGCTCTCAATGTGCTGGTCTACGCAATAATAGCAGTTTTCGAAGTTTTGAAGGCATGGGTTGGCGGCGTTATAGTCGCTGCCTTTGTTGGCCTTTTTGGCCCGCTGATATATCTCACGGCGGCGTTTCTTGGCTTGCTTGGAGTGCTTGCGGTAATTATCGGTCTGATTCCACAGTCTGAAACATTCGAGAAGTTCAAAAAAGCGCTAGAAGGTTCTGTCGACATACTGCTGAAGTCTTTTGAGCCGCTTGGGCAGATACTCATGCCGCTAGCCGGTCTTTTTCACATGGTGATGAAGGTCTTTGGCGTGTTCATTGACGCCTTCGTGCAGTCTCTTGTCAATGCAAGATATTCCATTTTTGGTTTTGCTAAAGAGCTTGCGATAGGTGCTGCTATGTTCGCCTTGACGATGGCGCAAGTCGCCAACGCGATGATCACTTTAGTTCAGTGGCTTCAGCCAGCGTTTACGTGGCTGATGCGACGTGTCGAAGATCTCGGAGACGTTTTTGCCACTGTTACTCAGTATATGCTTGAGATGATAAAATGGGTTATGAATAAGGTAGACCCTATGGGCGTAACTGGAATTGGCGCCATGGCGTCAGACATGATTACTGGCATGGAGCAATTCCAACGCGTAACGAGCAGCATGATTTCTGCTCTTGACGAATTTGTTGCTGGCATGACTCACGTTGACGAAGACGCTATCAGGCAAGTCATCGATGAGCTGCGAGATACAACGATGGGGGCGATGGATGACCTGGGCAATAGTCTCGCGAATGCTTCAGAAGAAATAAGCGAATCGCTCGTGAACGTCCCGTCTGGATTCAAGGTTGCGCTTGAGAGATTTAGGGCAATCGCGACGGGCGGCTCTTCGATAACTAACGTAGGCGATACGAACGAAAACGCTAGAGGGATGTACGTTGCAGAGCTGACTATAAACATGGAAACTGACGACTCCAGCAACGCCTTAGACAGTATCATCGACGGAATAGCCAAGCGACGAGGAGAGCTGACGGGCAATCCAAACGCTAAGCAGTTCAACCCAGGGTTTGGCTGATGCCGTTCATAACCCTCAACGGATACACGGTGCCAGTAGAGTCCGCGTCGCCACGGAAAAAGTTTTCTAGGCGCGGCAGTAGGACCAGATCCGTCAAAGGACAGCTAAGGGATGGGCGAAGAGGCAGGCGCCGTGGCTGGTCTCTTACTACCGTGTGCAAAGAGCAAGAAGAAGGCGAAGCGATAGAGAACCTCGTCTGGGGTAAGGCCCACGTCGCGCATTTCTTCGATGGTCTAAACGCTGAAACAGGCTTGAACCCCGTCACCGGTTGGTCTGGTGTCTCTATGAGCATGTCTGTAGGGCTTGGGTTGGAGACGGGTTATCTAATACTCGCCGGGTCTGCGTCCACGCCATCTATCCAATACGACGCACAAATAGACGACGAGTGGACAATCCTTTGGCACGAAGGAACAGGTGCATGGGCAGGCGGTGCGCTGCGCGATGACGGCACAGGTTACCTGTCTGGCGTTCAAAATAACAACGCCGGCAGTACCGCTACAGACGTTCAGATATCAGTATCAGGCGGCATCCTCACGATAACAAATGCCAGCGCTTCGTCGGTAAATCTAGACCAGCTTGTGATGCTCCCTTGGAGGGCAAGCGAGGCAATGATGGCCTTTTGGACAGCCGTAACTGCTGACGCATTCTGGGGTCGCGCCCCTGTTCTTGCCGTCGCTGGCGACATCATACAAGAAGAGAAGATTTATGCTTTCGGCCAAGTAAACCGCGCAGAGTTTGTCCAGTTCGCCGGCGCCTCCGGGTGGGTCAACAACGGGTCACGCATAGAATTTGAACTCATGGAGTCGGAAGAAACCTTCCG